TGGTCAACTGCAGGAACATGCCTTAGAAGCCGCTACAAGCCATTCTCAGGCCACTGAGGGGGTAGTTTCCATACGACACAGGTGCGACGTAGCCTACACGGGTATTGAAGCTGCTGGATTACTACTAGAGGAGGTGCATGGTGAATAAGAGCAAGCTATTAGAGTTAGTCAAGGAAGTGGTTAAGTTGGCTCCTGAGATGATCCCAAGTCTTATCAAGCTATTGAAGCACTCAGATACTCAGACGATGGTAGAGATGTTTCAGGAAGAGCATAAAAAGATTGAGGAACAGCGGAAGTCCATTGACGCACTTATTGACGATAAGTTTCCACCGGAGGAATCATGAATTTTAGTGAAGCATTAGAGAAAGCAAAGCAGGGTCATAAGATCATGCGTGAGGGATGGAACGGTAAAGGACAATGGGTATGCTATATGCCTTCTGTCACTATCTCACAGGACTTGGTGAATGGTCGTACTCGCAAGTTTCATACAAGTGGAGATTTGCATGTAGGTGGTTACTTTGTAATCATGACTGCACAGAAGGTATGGCAGCCTGGATGGCTTGCTAGTCAAGGGGATATGCTTGCAGAAGACTGGTGCTCTGAAACGGTAGAATAATGGACTATCTCCTAGAGGAAGAACTTAAGAAGTTGAGGCAGGACCAAGAAAGGAAGCCCCAACGCTTGGAGCTTCCTCTCGATCTTCCTCCTGTGTTTTCAACTAGCTACACTATCACTACTGGTGATGAGTATGACTATGAGAACATACTCTCTATGTTATATGACTATTAGTCACTAATCTCATCATCATCATATACTGGCTTCTTGTACTTCCTGTCTAACAAAGCATAGCTTAGGCAGGAAGTTCCTCGTTTGAAGTCAGGTACATACTCAGGAATGACCCCTAGTACGTGTAGGAGCGTCCCTAAGGCCACGCTGAATATTGTATGGTTCCTAGTGTCATAGAAGTCTGAAAACTCCTTCATGCCATATCTGTACTCCACTAGGACCATGTGTGGAACAACCTCGTCAACCCAGTTCTGTACTTCAAAGTCAGAAGGGGTTTCTTTGGGTAATGAGATCTTGTTCTCTCGAATGATCATGCGGCTTCTCCTATCACATGTGGTTTAAACACTTCATTGACAGGAAGTCGGAACTGCTTGGCAATCTGTTGATGATGAAAGAAGCGTAGCACTTGCTCTTCATGAGTCAAGAACTTTCCTATCTTGATAGCTGAAACAAAACCCTCTTTTCCTTTCACAAGAGATAAAGAGAGCTTATTGTTCACTATCTGCTCATAGTTGTTATCTAGGATCTCCATGGCCCTTCCTTGGACAAGCAGTACAAAGGGAATCCCTTGCTTCTCGTCATAGAAGGAGACATAGGAACACTTCTTCTTCTTGTACCTACAGCCAGACTGGATGTTAAGCATGATGGCTTCAAAGCCTTCAGCCCATATCTCTGAGTCTTGAACAAACTGAGTGTCGGGTACTTTGACCCGCTTGAACTTGTCCTTGCTGGGGAAGATGATGTAAATGGGAACTCCTCGGAAGCTAAGTTTACTTGGAAGCATCTTCAAGCTCCCGTACTAACTCCTTCAGTTCTTTCGTATCTCTCTTTACATCCTTAGTGAGAGCTACTACTTCATTCAGTATCTCTTCATAGGTTTCTTCAGTCTTTTGCTTGTTCATGTTTGCTCCTTAACCCCATGTATGTATTATCCCACATGTGGGTTAGAAGTCAAACTTTATTTATCTTCTTTTGGGTTATTTTACTATTAAGTTTTCTACATACATAAAAATGCAGCCAGAGGGTCTCTAAGGGCCTCTAGCTGCATCATGCTGTATCGACATGCTCAGGATGGATTCATATCCCAATATGTGCTATAATGCAACCTTCTCGCTCTTGAACTGACCCTTGATGAGACGGTTGTAGGCCTTGCCATAGCTCTTAGCCTCCCAGAGGGTCTTGGCAGTCATAGCAGGCACGTCAGAGTAGGTATAAGTACCGCTGAGGAACTCAAGGGTTAGCTCCTGAGTAGACTGGCAGTAGGCGATCCTCTGTACGAATGAAGACTTCTTCACGTTGCGGACGGTGACAATGGCATCTGTGGGGCTGGGGTGGTTCATCATGTTCTCGTTGGCTTGTGTTGTTCTTCCCTACACATCCACAATAACCAGCTGTTGTAGGCTGTCAACCCCCTGCACAAAAGAATGCCCCCCGTAGGCAATGGACGACCTACGGGGGGCAAGATGGATATCAATGACTATGAACGTATAGTACCATGGGTGTGGTACAAGTCAAGTGTTTTTTTGGTCAGATACTGACTTTATCTGCAGTCGTAGTATATTAATAACTGAGCAATAGAGAATCTATATATCTCAGTCTAAAAGCTTAACAAAGCCATGATCGTCTACTTCTTCAGAAGCATCCTCTTCACCTAGTGTGATATTGATTACGGCAGCTAAGAGTTCAGCGCGTGAAGCTATAGTGTCTTTCCTTTTATTGACGACTATCTCCAACCAAGCCTTGTCCTGCAGGTCTGTTATACGGTCCTTAAGCTTCTCATTCTCACTAATAAGCTTAAACACAGCATCAGTTAGACTACGAAGCTCAGCACAAACATCATCTTTAGCAGCTTGTGTTGCTTGTTGTTTCTCTTTGCTAACTTCTTTCTTCCACTTGAAGCCGTGGTGGCTGTGTAGTATCCCTCTGCAGCACCTTGAGATAGCTCCCTTATTACATCCTGTAGCCCTAGCAGCAGTATTAGCACTACTAAACCTAGCCATCTCGTTCCCGTCCATATTCATTTGTACAATCATACTGTTTCCTTCTTGTTTAGTTTTTCCTCATGAGAAACTACATAGTCCCGCAGTTCTCGTCCTTGTTCAATAACAACCTGTTTAACAGCCTCTAGTTCCTTTTGAGCTGTAACTAGTTGTTTATTGGTTACGATAAGATGCTCTCTTAGTTCAGAAACCCTATCGTCTAGCTTGTGGATCATACTAATAAGCTCTTCTTTACTAGTACTCGGGCTTTCATAAGGTTCTGACTCTTCTACAGTAGTGTCTTTCTTATCTGCCTTAGCTATATCCTCTACAGAGAATGAATGCTTCTCTCTCTCAAACCTAGCCTTGACGTCCTCTACTTCACCCCCTACTTCACCCCCTACTTCACCCCCTACTTCACCCCCCTGTGCAGCCATTACTACTTCACGGGGGTGAACCTGCTTAATATCCTTTGTTTCTAAGGGGTGAACTTGTGTAGCTTCACCCCCCTCCTTCACCCACCTAAATCCTTTGTGCTTGCCTAGCTTCCCTCTACAGCATCTAGAGATAGCTCCCTTATCGAAACTAGTGGCTTTAGCAGCAGCATTAGCACTACTAAACCGCGCTACTTCGTTCCCCGACATGTCCATCTGTACAATCATTTTCGCTTTTCCTTCCTGTTTTTCGGTTGATTTGTTATGCATAGCTTAACTCCTGTGTCTCAGTAGTCAAGCACGTTCTCCATTGTTCTATCTGTACCTCAGCAAGTTCCTCTATATACCCCCGTGCTGCCACGAGAAGGGGCCTAGAATCGATTCTAAAGTCTTCCATGGGTCCTAGGTCATCTTGTAGCTTAGGAAGCCTTAGAGAGCCTTCTGTGAGCTTCTCTATATTCTCCGCACTACAAGACATATGGCTGCACTTTGCTGTACCTAGTTGCTGTAACACCTCTAATACCTTGGAAACACTATCCTTTTCAGCATAGATGGCATCGTGAATAGGGAACACATGGACTCCCGAAGTAGCTAAGGTCTTCGATAGGCTCACTTGGATATACTCCCACTCATACTCAGTGAGCTTCCTAAAGGCACTTCCACGCTTTCTATCTAGCTCTAAGCACCATTCTCGTAGTGTTTCTGCTTCCTGCTCTCCACAGTGTTCAGCTATCGTATCTAGGACTACCCTCATCTTCCTATTCACCTTGTCTTGGTTATGAATAGTGTTCAGTCCAGCGTTCGTAATATGCTTGCCTAAGGGTCTAGTGAAAGTGTGGTCGGGGGACAGTTTGTTATCTCATAATCGCCCTTAGTTTCAGATGTAGAATGAGTGTTGTCTTCTAACTTCCTGCACAATGCCGGACCCCCTCCCTCCTCCCTGTCTTCTTCTACATCTAATTCATATAATTCTATTATCCTATGATACTTCTTATTCTCTATAGCTTGTAACCCTACTAGAGTGTAGAAGTCCTTAGAATCATCCTTCAGTAGAGCTAGGAGCTTCTCTAAGCCAAGATGCATAGCTAACAAGGTGGTGTTGGCATACTTCAGATCAAACTCTACTAGAGGCTCTCCTGTGCTATCTACAAGACACTGGTGCCTGAGATCACTAGGGATGTTCCCAGCTGCTGTATATACCCTCTTGTGATCGTCACCTACCTTGATCCAAGGCTCAATAGGAAGACTCTTAGGAAACAACTGATTATACATGTTCACTGCCCTGATGTTCATGTTCTTCATGTAGGTGATCTGAGAAGAGTCCATGCCCCACTTGTGTAGCTTCTTGTATGCCTTCCTCCATTCCTTAGATTCTTCTTTCTTCAGGAACTTCTGGATCTCAGGAGCTAGAGGATCTACATCAGATAGATAGACATAAGCTCGATGAAGACTATCAATATCTAACTTGTAGACTCTGGACTTCCCTGGCATGCACTCTAGGTGGAGACTCAAGACCCCATCTGCTTCAGCCAAGGAAACATAATACATGTATTTATCCCCAAGGTAGCCCTTCATGACATGGGAGTAGAGCCTGAGGTAGGGTTCCTCCTTGTCCTCTAGCAAGTAGTACATCTTTCTTAGGATATTCAGGAACTTCAGATAGCTTGTGCTCTTCAGCCTCTTCTTGTTGAACAGGATGACAGGCTCTTTCTTGTTGTTCCTCTTGATCGCTCCCCATAAACCTTTGGGAAACTTCTGTGGAATTGAGGGTTGGATCATAGTCTTTACATCTTTCATAGCTTTTTTACTTTCATGAATAGGGTGGTACTGTTAAAACCACTAATAACAGTATACAGCTAAGGACTAAATAGTCAAGCTATAAAACGACGAAAGCCTACCGATTTCTCAGTAGGCTCCCGAAGTAACAAGTTTTTCCCGAAAGAAAGGATTAGCTATGAAAGATATATGCTGAATCCTATACACAGTGTAACACTGGCTGAGCGGTTGTCAAGCAAGAAAGGTAACTATTTGGGTATCATGGTTGATACATGTAGTTATATGCTCACACTGTAACTATTACATGTAGGTACATGTAGGTGCATGTAGGTTCATGTAGGTGTGTAGCATATTTGATACACTGTGAACTTTTGGATACACTGTGTCATATTTGACACATAGGTGGGCCAGAGTTCTTAGGTACACTGTAGCCCCTCTGGCCCACCCTCTGGCCCACCCTAAAACCACTGTTTTTACGGTGTTTATACCCTATAATTATAATTATGGGCCAGAGATCTTATAATTACTAACCAAACTTTTCTGAGCAGCACAGAACCATGGTTCTCACAGAAGAGTTGAAAAAGTTCTATTTCAGTGGCCCAAGTGGCCCACCTTCCCTTCTCATCTCATAATACCTCTATTTTATAGGTGTATTATAAAAGCAAGGGTGGGCCAGACAACGATAAATCCTCTGGCCCACCTCCCTATTTAGGGACGGTCCACACATAAAACATCAACTAATACTAATAAGGCAGCATTATACATTAAGACAAAACAAAACCCTATGCCGCAACCACCCCTGGCGCGTCATAGGGTTCTGAAAGGAGCAGGTATGAACTACCTACCTCCACATTGTAACACCGTATCCCACACTGTCAACACCGCCGCACATCCATGGTATACTATGAATATGAAATGTCCTAAGCACTTAATCTCTCTAGTCGATAATGAATGTATTGCCTGTACCCGTGGGACAGAAGACGTACGTATTTACGTACTCAATAAGGAGACAGTCTGTTTTCTACCTCCTGGATACTATATAAAGCCTTCTGAGAATGTTGATTGGAACAACAACAAGGTGGTGAGTGAACATGACAAGATGTTTCCAGGCCGCCACAAAGGAGAATCTAGGAAGAATCACCTTCGTAGACTAAGGAAACAAGAGAAAACTACTCCCTTTATTCAACTATCTCCCGCTGAAACTTCAAACGACGCTTAACATTCATGTCTACTTTGGGCTCTTTAGGACCTATTCCATAGAGTGTACGTTGTTGAGGATCCCTAATATTCTCTGCAAAGCGCATACATTCCATTTTGGTGAGTTCTATCAACACCTGACCTACTAGTCTTTCCTTTATACTCTTTGCTACAATACGTCTTGTACTCTTATCAAGAGCCGCCTTCATACCATAAACACCTAATCTATGTGTTTCTAATACTTTGAATACAACGTCAGCAGCTCTCCGCCACTTCATATCATTACTACGCTTCCATACTCCCTTATGATCAGGATAGTACCAGCATTCCCTCTCAGGGCCGTATAGCATGTCTTCCCGTAGCTCCATGCATATAGACTCTGCAATCTCCTTGTAGGTGCCTTCCCAGGGCACAGTGGGCACATCTCCAATGGAGCACATGTTCCTTGCCTGAACCCACAGCTTGTCTAAGTAGTTATTGTTCCATGTTAAGCTTCCCTCCTTGCGGATATCTCTCAACATAAGATTTATGCTCTTATGACCCCGCCTAAATGGATTCACATCAGGAAGCTCATAACAGAATGTAATGTATTGTATCATTATTGTTAACAGACAAGACTGCCTAGTCTCCCTTATGTTACCAATACGAACATACTTAGGACCCGTGTTCCAAGTCACTGGACCCTTAGAGTGAGGTCCTTCATAGATCCTCTTTCCCTTCATGAACAATCGCAGCCAACGAGTGGACTCAGACTTAGGAATAAACATGTTGTAGTTACGTCTAGGCATAACACTAGTATATCACAATATTGCACATCTAGCTATATGTGCTAAAATTAGGTACATATGATCAAAGTATCCAGAACTTGCTTATCATATCTAGGTGAGACAAAGCTTATAGACATTAGTCTTGAGTATCTAGATGGAGTCATGGGTGAACCCCCAGGGACTCATGCAACATTAGCCGCAGAGATAGGATGGGACTATCCAATGCCTGAGAAGGCTATGGCGAATAGATACTATGTACTTCTCGCTGCATACCATATGTTCGTGCATCCTCATCCTAACCATACGTTGGATGAGCTTATCCCTCCTAAAACCCATATAGAAGAACTAGCAGAACTAGAGTTCGGTCTAGAAGTCACTGTAGATCAGACAGAAGAAGCCAAGTGGGCCTCATTGCTACGTAGGGTACAAGCTGGACTAGGACTAGGACAAGCTGCCATCACAACGGGCCTGTCAGCCTACCTAGTGTCCGATGTGCTGTCAGGAGCAGTGGAAGACCCATGTGGGTACGCACCGGCCATCTCACGGGCCGTAGAGAGCAATATGACATGTGGAGTATCCCTCATCAAAGAAGTTATCAACTCCCCAGATGCTCCCATGAAGTACAGACTTGATGCAGCGAAGTTTATGGCCCTCAACTCTCCATACACTAGATATGACTGGGGAAGGATCACAGAGAAGGATACTACCGCAAGACAGAGAACAGCAGAAGAGATCCTAGATGCTGTAATGCCTGCACTCTCTGAAGGAGCCAGAGACGAGCTTCTTGCTACATTAGCCGCACAAGATACTAATATCATTACTGTGCTACCTACATTACCTGATGATACTAAATGAGACTTGTATCACAGAAGTGGCTAGATAAAACTAGAGAAGCTCCAGTAAAGAGAGATCTATCTCTTAAGGAGTTCATCCATGTTGTATCTCCCACGTTCCAATACCCTTATTGGTTACAGCCTCTAGTAGATGCACTAGAGAGAGCCTTCAGAGAACCTACGAAGCTCATTGTCAATGTACCTCCACAGTTCGGCAAGACTGAAACAATACTCCACTTTATAGCTAATGAGATTCGATCAAGACCGGAGAGAACTCATGCTTATGCTTCATACTCTGCGTCACTAAGCTTAAAGAAGTCTAGAAAGTGTCGAGAATATGCCACAGCTGCAGGAGTCACCATGGCACCCGCAGCAAACAAGCTAGAAGAATGGAGAACAGTAGAAGGTGGAGGACTACTAGCCACTGGTATTGGCGGAGGCTTAACAGGAGAAGGCGTAGATGGAGTCTTAGTCATAGATGATCCATTGAAGAACATGGAAGAGGCGAACTCTCTTGCCCGTAGAAACATCATCTACGATTGGTATACTTCAGTAGCCACAACCAGAGTCCATCCCACAGGCTCTATTATTCTCATTCAGACCCGATGGAACCCAGATGATCTCTCCGGAAGACTACTTGCAGAAGGCTGGGAATCTGTAGTTATGCACGCCATTGACCCATTTACAGGTGAATCCTTATGGGAAGAAGGCAGACCCTTAGATTTCTTGAAGAAAGTTAGGAACGATGTAGGACCCTATGTATGGGGTGCTCTCTATGATCAAACACCTGTATCAAAGGGCTCTAAGGTATTCCCACATGTCTCTACATGCCTATTACAAGACATACCCACATCAGGAGTAATACAAGGTGGTGTAGATTTAGCATACACTAACTCGACAAGAGCAGATTTCTCTGCTATAGTAGTATTAATCAAAGAACTCCGCTCAGGACTAACTTATGTTAAGGACGTAATCCGAAGACAAGTTGAAGCTCCTGAGTTTGTTCCTGTGATAAGGCAATATCAAGATAAGTACAGATGCTCATTCCACTGGTACACAGCCGGTGTAGAAAAAGGATCTGCATCTTTCCTTTCTAGAGATGGAATACGTTTGACCTCTGAGAATGCAAGTAAAGACAAGTATACAAGAGCACAGCCATTGGCTCAAGAAGTTAGGAAGGGTACAGTGATTGTACCTACGGATGCACCTTGGTCCCAAGATTTCCTTAAGGAAGTCAACGGCTTCTCAGGTAGAGGCGATGTACATGATGACCAAGTAGATGCCTTTGTCGCAGCATTTGATAAGCTTCCCTCAAATACTCCCGGCCTTGTTACTTCTTCATCACCGCGTAAAGCTCGTGGACTATCTAAGGTGTTTTGATGAGCGTCTATTCAAAGCTAGCTAACTTGTTCACATCTACTCCAAAAGAGGATGTATTGACCCCACCTCCACCTAAGGAGATGTTACAGCTGTCTGCACCTAAGTCAAACAAGGCCGTTAAGGGCGCTCAGCCGCCCTCTGCCGCCACTGAATACGCGCCACGCTATACGGCCCGTATGCACCAGTTTGCGGGCTACACACCCGCAGCAGTGGCCAACATACTTCAACAGATTCTAGCTGGACAAACTGAACGATGGGCCGACTTCTCTGCCCATATGATGCGTACAGACACTAAGCTTCGATCCTTAGTAGAATCTCTAGCTCTATCTGTAGCCAGTGGTGAGCTAACGATAGAACCCGGAGATGATCGTCCTGTCTCTCAACTTGCAGCAGATGTACTTATCAAGATACAGCAAGAGACCCCAGGTTGGACTGACTTCCTCACAAGTCTCTTATATGCAGAACAAGTAGGATTTGCAGCCGCTGAGCACGATTGGTCCTTAGTCAACAATGTCTATGTGTCCACACCAAGGCTAGTACAGGCTAGAGATATTCGATTCTCACAGAACTGGGACACTGAAATACGAGTATGGAGCAGTGAAGTACCTCCAGATATCACTCCTATTGATCAGTCTAGTATCTATTATTGGGCTAATATAGAACAATCTTCACCCAACAGATGGATCATTCATACGCCCTCAAGAGGCGAGCCCCCTACACAATCTGGCACGTTTCATACACTTGCATGGATATGGGTATTCAAACATTGGGCAAGACTATGGCATCAAACCGCCTTAGAAAGACTTGCAGAACCCTTTATTTATGGTAAAGTTGATAGTAACTCACCGGCAGAGGTGAGAGATGCAATGATGCAAGGACTATCGAACCTTAATGGTGACCAAGTAGCCGTGTTTGAATCACTAGCCGATGGCTCTGATCCTATTAACATTGTAGATGCTACATCTGCTTTACAACAGTCTCCACATCTTGCAGCGATTGCTAACTATAACGAAGCTTATGCAGAAGCCCTAGTGGGCTCCACACTTCCATTTGGAGGTGGTGAGATATCAGGCAATAGAGCATTAGCTGAAACACAACTCAAAGCAACCTTCCTTCCTCGTATTCAAGCACAGTCTGATAGACTCGCACAAACACTACAGACCTATTGGGCAGCCCCTACAACTCAACTAAACTCTCATCTCTTTGGAAACGAAATCCCCGCTATCCCCAAGCTTAGCTTCTCACCCTCTCAGGAAGATGTACCCACAGTGACACCCGATGGTATCAATGCAGGTACAGTAACCAATGATGAGCTTCGACGATCTCAAGGATTAGAACCCAAGGGCGGGGAATGGGGCTCACGTTCAGCAAGTCTAGCTACACTATGATAGAAAACATCAAAGCATTTGGATCCAAACAGGACAACAGCCTGATTACATTATCAGCTGTTATTCCCGCTGTAGAAGACGGGAAGATTTGGATCAACATTGCGAAAGAAGGCACATGGAAGGGACACCCTGTTGGGGATGTAGTCTTTACCCATAGTGTCTTTGAGAAGATCGTAGCTAACTTTGAAGCGATTGATAACGATCTCCACCTATCTTATGGTCATGGTGCAGTCCCAGGACAGCCTAGACCCGCCGCTGGTTGGTTGAAGAAGATGAAGATCATAGGTGACCAGTTGTGGGCACTTGTGGAACCAACCAAGCGTGCATTACAAATGATTCAAGATGAAGAGTACAAATATTGTTCATCTGTGGTAAAGTTTGCATCTAATGACAGAAAGACCAATAAGTCGATTGGTGCTGAGTTATTTGAAGTGGGCCTAACAAACACACCATTCATTGATGGGTTAGAACCGATACATTTATCAAGGGAAACTTTTATGAAGACTGATGAAACCACTAAACTAGCTGATGCGCCTGCTCCCGATGCGGAACCAGATGCACCTCAGGATGCCACACAGAGTGCTCCTGAGGCAGCCCCCATTGATGGCCTTAAGGCTACACTAGGACTCGATGAAGAGACGACTGATGCGGATGTGTTTGCATTCCTTGAGCTAGTCTTTGAGGCCCTTGGTGATGCACTACAGCCTGCCATTGACCAAGCTGCAGGCAAGGAACCCGCTCCTATGGAGGACGCACCAGCTCCTGATGCACCTGTTGAGAACGAGGCTCCTACAAAGGATGCAGTAGAACTCTCAGCGGTTGAGGAACTAAAGAACCTCAAGTTAGAGAACCGAGTTGATAAGGCCATTAACGATAAGCTCGTTACAGTGGCTCAGCGAGACTATCTCATCAAGTTGGGACGAACGAGTGATGAGCTGCTTGACGAGCATCTAAAGCTTGCTGCAGCTTCTCCCGCTGTCCCTGAGGCTGTTACGGCCTCTAAGCCTCCTGTAGAGAGTGACACTGTTGTTCTCTCTCGTGAAGATGTTCCTGCAAGCAAGCAGGGACTCATTGATATGTATCTGGCCACTGGGCGATTCTCGCTTCAGGAAGCCATCAGCAAGGCCACTGCGGCCTAAGGAAATAGGACAAACAATATGACTGCTCTAGCAGACGACAAGCCGGGCCGCAACAAGATGGGGCCTTCCGTACAAACCCTACAGCTTCCTGTGAAGGCTGCAACGAAGATCTACTACGGTGGACACGTTATGGCTGACTCTTCAGGTTACGCTGTTCCTGCTGCTTCGACAGCTGGTGCAAGTTACCTTGGTGTAGCTACGGCCAGTGTGGATAACTCAGCAGGTGCTTCGGGTGATCTTTTTGTATCCGTTGAGGTAGGCCAAGTGGAAGCGTTTGCTTCTTCGGGTCTTGCTATTACTCAGACGGGTCAGACAGTTTCGGCTCTTGATGACCAGACTGTTACAGATGCTGCCGCAGCGGGTGCGAATCCTCTTCATGTAGGCAAACTACTTAAGCTTGATGGTTCTACAGCATGGGTGCATGTAGGCGTTCTTGGACAGACTGAAGCCTAAGAAATATATAGGAAACAACTATGATTAATCGCGATAAACTACTTCAGGCCAATCAGGTGTTCACGGATACCTTTATGGCTGCAATGGCAGAGCAGGGTCCGTCCCTCTCTCTAATCTCGGCTGAGGTTCCTCTGAATGGAACACGGCTCGTTAACGGCGGCACACGCTCCCTTGGTCAGCAACGGACCCAGGTTGTAGGTGAGGACCAGATTGAGGATGATACTCGTACACTGAGTTCAAGCCACGATGTGGAAACCATCTATCGCCGGATCTTCCTTAACAAGATTGATGTTGAGGGTGATTCTTCGGGTTACGTTGGCCGTATGCTTGCGAAGTTCATTGACTCCGCTCGCTTCCTTCCTGAGCGTGCCATCTGGGAAGCTTTTGCTGCAAACGCTAAGCTTGGTCCCGATGGTCTTCCACTGTTCTCGACGGCTCATCCCTTCGCTTTCGGCGGGGGTACAGAGTCGAACAAGACCACGGATGCTCTCTCGGTCTCTGCTTATGCAGCGGCTAAGGCGGCCATGAGCCAGCGTACCGATGAGTCGGGTCAGGTGCTCAACATCCGTCCCTCCCATCTCTTCGTTGCGGCTGACCTTGAGCACACGGCGAAGGAAATCACGGGCGCTACTCGCATCGTGACCGTGGATGCCAACGGTGTCATTGACCCCGGTGCGGCTGTTACTGCCGCTGCGGGCGCCTCTAACGGCTTCCAGGGTGACCTAATGACCGTTGTGGTTCCTTATCTTGCCCCAGGCGCATGGGCCATCGCTTCAACGAGCGCGGGTATGCCCTACAGCCATGGGTTCCTTCGGGCTCCTGAGGCGATTCCTAGCACTGACTTTGAGGCCATCGAGCGTACCGGCAAGGTGCCTTATGTCATTAGCGCCGATATGGCGAGTGGTCCAGAGAACTGGCAGCTCGTTTACGGTAACCTCTAGTAGACATGTGGGGAGGCTGGGACACTCTTGTAGTTATCCCAGTCTCCCCCCTTCATAATATAAAGGTGTAGACAACCATGGCAATTCAAGACTTTTCTGGCGCAAAGATTAATGCACTTGATCCCACTCTGCATGATACGCAGGCTGAGATTGAGGTTGTAGTGCGCCCATTAACCTATCAAGTAGCGGGAAAGCTACTCACAGCAGGGAAGCATAAGCTCCTTGTCCCCTCATCTATCCTTCCTTCTCTCAAGAAGCTAGTAGAAGATGATTCTCTAGTGAAGCAAGCAGAAGAAGGTTACAAGCATAAGCTTGAAGTCTATGTGAAGAGAGGTGGACAAGCCTCACGATTCACAGGTTCTCCTGCTTCTGAGTTCTTCCAAAGGAACATGCGGTCTCCACTTCCCTTCAAATCACTGAAGGTACTTAAGACCGACATTGCTCCTCGTCTCGATGCTGATGAAAAGCGTTTGGCAGCCATCGCTAAGCATCTTGTATCTTAGCTCATTTCCATACCAATAGGTGAATGTCTCACCGGCCCGTCTACTGGATGCCTAGGTGAAACTTCGCATTCCTTAGGCGGGTTTTTTTATGACAACGAACTATCTAACAGATGCCGACATTACTGCTGTTCTCGGCCCTAATGTACTCTCTGGACTCTTTACGCCAGAAGGTGGTGTCTATGATGCAGCTTCAGTTGTGATTGTACAAGAGATGGCATCTGAGTTAGCACGGGCCGCATTAGAGAATGCAGGTTATGCCCCAGGTGACTCCTCAACTAACAGAGGTGTCATCAATGTGGCCATAGCAGCCTTCATAGGGATGGCATATGGCCGTGTGGGCCTGGAGATACCTCCTGCCCTTGAAACTCGATTTGGTGGGCTTCTAGAGGGCACTAGGACCGGTGAAGTGCCCGTGCCTGGACTCTCTGCCTCTAAAGAAGATGGAGTGGGTGGAGTTCGGTTCTCACCTACGACAGGTGCAGGTGCCAAACCACAGGTCATGGGAAACCTTAGAAACATCTACTAATGACGATTGATTTTTCACAATGGGAAGAAGCTGAGAAGGACATAAGGAAGGCACAGAAACGTGCTAACTCTATCTCTGGTATTATGGCCGCTTCAGCAGCTGAACTCAAAGGTCTAATAGAATCTAGGTTCATTGCTGTATCATCATTCGGTGGTACGCCATGGGCAGCACGGAAGAAGCCTGCTCCTCATCCATTGCTCAATAAGTCAGGAAGACTCAAGAGATCTGTGTTTGCTAAAAGCTCCGCAGTAGGCAATGGTGACCATGTAGTTACGTTTGGTGCATCTGCTCCTTATGGAGATTTCCACCAAGGTGGTACTTCTAAGATGCCCGCACGTCCCTTTCTACCGCTCACTAAAAGTGGTGCAGTAGACTCTAATAAGCCACTATTCGCAGCTTGGGTTAATAAAGCCCAGACTCGTATCGTCAACTTCATCATAAAGGGACGATAAATGGCCTATATTGAATCTACAAACATCATTACTGCGATTCGTGATGTGCTCCACAACAACCATGGTAGTGCTCAAACCATAGCATCTGGAGAATATAGGCCCGGATACTATGATGCACTCACAGATAATGCAAAGGGACTCAAGTCTCTCTCTGTTCCATCTGTTGATGTGAGGATCAAAAAGGTCAAAACGAGCAAAATGACCCCTGTTCAGTTTGGTAACAAAGCTCTTTATGAACTAACCTTGTCTATATTAGTGTCTAGAGCGTTTACAACAGAGCATAAATCGACTACAATTACAAGAGATCTATTAGACTCATTGGCAGCTAAAGACTCTTCAGTGTTATCTCAGGCTCTATCATACCCTGGGAACCTAACACAAACGGCTAGTGCAGCACCCACTGGACTAGTTAGTGGCTTAATAAGGTTTGACGGCATTGTTGTCCCTCAAATCAAGAACAAAACCATCATCACCGATTCTACATTTAGTCGGATCGCGCTAGTAACACTCTAGCTTAGGACACAATATGAGTTACGAACTATCTACATTAGAGCGAATCGGAGTTGCTGAGGAAGCATTAGCAGACTTTGGTACGGACAAGTCGGGGTCCTATACCTTCCTTGACCTACCTTTCAAAGAAGGATCAGCAAAGGCTAAGCTAAATCAGAAGTTGGAAACACCCGGTGTAGCTCAGCAATACATTGATGATACTGATGCTGCTGTACTAGGACCACGAGCTGGAGAACTCACATTCTCTATGCCACTTCATGGTTCGGGAATTACCGCTGATGCTACAACTGCAGCCGCTACTAAGAATGCAGCTGCACTCTACATGCTCCTTCATGTAGGATTTGGTGGCTCACGGTCTAATGTAGGCTCTACAGTGGCCTCAGGTACCTCTGCAACCGTGTTCGATGTCGCCATTGGTGACGGTAGTAACTTTGAAGCAGGATGCGCTGTAGGGCTTCCTACGGGCGCAGGCGGGTCCTATGAGATGCGTGAGGTAGCCTCTGTTGTAGGAGACACAGTGACCCTAAAGGTTGCACTCTCCGCTACTCCTAGTGCTTCCGATGTAGTACTCAACAGCCTAACCATCTATGGTGCTTCCAACCCCACTACGGCTCTTCAGTTTACACTACAAGGTGCAGAAGCTGATGATCAGTATGTCCTCTCAGGAGGTCAAATGACTTCGGCTCCTAAGCTAACTACAAAGCTTGGTGAGATTCCTACCATTGACTTCACGATTAGCTTTGCTGAATGGTACCATGTCTCGTCACTAGGACCCCTTAGTGGAGCCACATATAACAACTACTCCCCTGTCTACACCTTTGGTGAGACTATTCTACTTGCTGCGAGTAGCTCAGTACGCACCGTGATTGATGCTGCTTCTTTTGACTTTGCTTTGCAGGGTCCTAAGTACACACCGATCAAGTCAGGATCTGGAGTTAACACAATCAAGCAGTGGAGAAGGGCTCGTACTGCACCTTTAGCGAAGCCCTCTGTTTCTCTACCTTTCCAAGACTTCACATACTTCACGGCTCGTACCAACATCACTACATACTCACTATATCAGCAGATTGGAAATGCAGCAGGAGAGATGATCTTAATCTCTGCCCCACTAATCCAGCTTATGGATGTGCAACGTGAAGACGCAGATGGTATTCGTTACCAGAAGGTTGATTCTAAGACCCTAGGTGACTCCAATGCCACTGACCGTTCAACTGACCTTAGGCGTGCAGCTTTCCGTATTAGCTTCGCTTAATCTATAACCCTAACAACATGGTGAGACATGTCAACATTGAAAGTAGTATCTATTGAAGACAGCGCAGTGGATGTAGTAGCATCAGAGGAAAACATCAAGGACTATCTCCTACATCGAGATATGTCCCTATTGAAGTTCCTCCCTGCTGAGAAACCCACAGTGTTCCATCTTGCTCTAATCAAAACTAGAGCTTTCACTCAATATGTAGACCTAGCAGACACAGCTGGAGAGAAGTATCTAAGAGCTTTTCAGGTCTCTTGTGTACAGATTGATGATCTAGTAACACCCGATGGCGATCCTATTCCTCTAGTTAAGCCCGCTGGGAAGACGCAAGCTGGATCTATCTTTGGTACGTTTGTAACAGATGAACAACTCGATGATATCCCACCAGCCTATGTGTCTGAAATGGGGAAGATCGCCTACGAGAGATCACGCTTGGGAAAACGCTCCGGGGCCATCTTTCAGCCGCTGCCTTCATCGCTCACCGGCTTGGCCCAGAGGAAAGCAGAGGTGGTCCTATCCCAGGCTGCGGAATCGACCGTAACCACGTCTTCATCCAAGAGCAAACAAGAGCCCCAGGAGCCTCCTACGCCCAGCAATGGCAACAAAGCTACGGATGTGACTGCCGAGGTGGAGACCGACTAGACTATGCCCTTGACTCCTATCGACCTGCAGCAGACACATTGCTCTCCATTGAAAGAATCTGTGGAGCAAGGCCCATTGGGTGCCCCTGGAAAGCCTTCACTGATCCTGACCTTGGGGCTATTCTTTCCCTTTATGATGATGCTCGCACAGGGGAAGATGTTTCAATATCTGCTATACTAATACTAGATCCTCCTAATCTACATTATGAAGGATTACGCCATTATGCTGATGCTATGAGAAGAATGTCAGCTAATGAACTGAGACTGTACAAAGAAAAGAACAAAACCTAATGGGTGCTAAATATACAGCTAAGGTCAACTTTGATACATCTCAAGCAGATGCTGCGTTAGGTAGTACTGCAGATAAGATGCATGATCTTAACTCTGCCACACAGGGAGCCTCTGGATCCACTTCTACTTTTGCCGACAGTGTAACCGCTACAGTCTCTGTTGTACAAGCTGCAGTACAGGCCGTCACTGCGCTTGTTTCTAAAGTATCCGAACTTGCCGACGAGATGGAAAAAGAGATCGGTATTGTCAATAGATTTGGTGGCAACATTGATGTAGCGAGAGAGAACCTCAATGGGTTAGTCTCCGACATTGACCTAATGACGGAATCCAATAGAGCCGCAGCAGCTGGTTTACAACTCACTGGAGACCAGTTTGCTGCTCTTTCTGTGATTGCTCAAGAGAAAGCATCTGCAGGCATTGGTGACTTCTCTGGAAACATGAGAGAGTTAACCCAAGGGCTCGTCACAGGATCTACGCAGCTACTCAAGTATGGTGTAGATGTTAGTGGTGTCACAGGTATTACCAATAAGCAGACTGAAGCATTAAGACAGCTGACGGAACAAGCCGATGGTATGACCTCTTCCGCAGACACACTAGGTGGTCAAGTACAGACACTAGGTGTACGATGGGATAACCAGAAGCTTAAACTATTTGAGACGGCAAATTCGGCAGATTCTTTAGTTAGATCATTTGCTGAACTTGGTAGTTCAATTACAAAGCTACTAAATATACAAGACGCAAATGGTCTCTCTCCATTAGAAGCCACCTTGATTAGTATTGAGGCAGGGATGACCTCAATAGCAAACTCCACTACGCTAATAATAAATGGTTTCAGACAGCTTAAGGCAGCTGCGCAAGGAGACTTAGACGAAGTTGCAAGGATTGGTAGAGATAGTCAATCACTCATTGTTAATCCATTTACAATAATCGACAACCTCTTAGATGAGAGAGCACAGGGCCTGCAGCAATTAGCTGATCAACAGACAGCAGCCGGTGTTCGAGCTAGAAACAATGCTGATACTCTTGCAGCAGCTAGAAAAGCAGCAGCAGATGCAGCAACAAGAAGGTCCGCAGCAGCCCGTGCCCGTGCCGCACGAGCACGTTCTGACCAAGAGGAACTGAACCAGCTGCTGCGTATAGAGAATCGGATACAGGCCGAGGATGCGGCCAATCGTGATAAGCTTGCACAAGCGAGGGCAGATGAGTTACTTGCTCAACAGGCTTCAGTAATTGCTGAGCAAGACAAGATTCGTGTGGGCCGTAATGCTCTTATCTTGGCTCAACAGAATGATATCCTTGCAAAGCAACGAGAAGGTAGGGAGCATCAGGCCCAGTTGCGTTCCATTGCGAACCAGAAACGTCTCAATGACCTAAAGGCTGCAGAGGATAGGCAGCAAGCTAGGATCAAGGATGGAGTCAACCAGTCTCTAGGTCTCGCAAGAAGCTTGATCAATGTCAAGAAGAAAGATGATGAGACAAGTTCTCAGGCTCGCAAGAGGACCATCAAAGACTGGTTGAAGAACTTTGCACTCCAACAGACTCTTAAGGGCGGTGAGGACATTGCGGAAGGTATTGCTTCTATTATCAGTAACCCGCCCAATGCTGCTGCTAAGTTCCTAGGTGCGGGCGAACACTTTGCACTAGCTGCTGCTGCTGGAGGCGGCGCTGCTGCCATTTCCACAGGCGGCAAGGGTGGAGGCGGTAGAGGAGCTTCAAAGCCCACACAGACGGGCTCCGGGGGCACCAGTGGCTCATCTGGAGGCGGTGGTACAACCATCATCAACTATAACTCTCCTGTAGCTGAAGCAGACATTGGCAGGATGCAAGCCCGTGCAAGACGAGCAGCAGAGAATAGGTTCTAATGGCAGGCACAGTAGACAAGACGTTCATATTAGCCAGTTTTAATGCGGTAGATGAGTTTGGAGCCAACGGTATCCAGATCTCTTGGACTGAACAGCCTTATGGTGATGATATTGTGGTTAACCTAACAGGCTCCTATACTCCCGGTTTAGAAGCTGTAGGTAGTGCATACCCCAATATGGCCTCTGCGATGGCTACTGCAATGACCGCAGCTTCTGTAAACGGCTATGTGTTCAACGTAGATTACAACCGATATAGCAACGAGTATACAGTCTCTGAGGATCTATCTCAGACATATGACATTGGGAACACACCCGTACTGGGTATCTCAGCAGGAACAGGCTTAGATGCCTATACAAGTGACTATGATCCTCACTACATCATCCAAGTAGCCAACCTCTGTATGGCCCACAGAGGAGGAATCTACGAGCCTGGACAGATCTCAGAGTCTGCAGGAACATGGCAGCACTATGGGATCAGCAAATCCTATGTACGCCAGTATGATGACTTCTCAGCTACAATGGAAACACAAGCTGCTGTGTATAGAGCACACTCTACAGCAGGAACACCTTGGACTTATCAGGCCTTTTATGAGACTGCTAGGAACATCAATCCGTTCTTTGTCTACAATGTAAATTCTACTTCCACTGTACTCTCTTCTACAATCCACTATCTTAGGGATGAGTCCACATCCTTCCATCCTGCGCAAGCATTCCAAGACTGGAACGACCGATGGAACCTTGACTTCAAGACTGTACGAGAGGAAGGATCACTAGAGTGAGTGGTATTCGTACAACCTATCTCTTAGTCATAGAAGGATTCCCAAGAGTCTTTGCTACAGATCCAGCTGCGTCTGCATCTATTTCCCATCTCACAGGTACTAACTTCCTACCTACAGTGAAGGAAGTCCTTGTAGACTCAGTGACCATCAACAATGAGCTAGACCCCATTGCAGGCACACTAGAATCTTCTCCGTTGAACCTAAGCTTGGTACGGAGTGATGAGTTAGACATTGCCTTCCTTGGAGCAGGACCTCCTCAAGCTACCTCTGCAAGTGTAGAGTCTCCTATATTCCTAACCGCTGATGTATCTGTACTAGACACTACAATACACACAACACTCCAAGACACAACCTGGGGTCCTACGACTCCTACATTCCTAATCTCATTAGACACAGAGACTATTGAAGTACATGGAGACGCAACTAATCTCTTTATTCTTCATGTAGACACAAGAGGAGTTGCAGGATCTACAGCACAAGCTCATTTTAAAAATGTAGGTGGTGAGAGCGTATCTCCACCTATTATTCGGAAGATCCTAGATACTGACTCAACTATCTCAGGACAGTTCGTCACAGAAGGCAAGAGAGCCACACTCTATCAAGTAGACAACAGAGACTGGACTTCTCCATCTGTTGTCTATCGAGGCATCATTGTCACTAATGGTAAACTAGCTAACAACGGTACAACATGGGATATCTCTATTGATCCTATTAGTTCCGTGTTCAAGCAGAAGCTTGGAGCTAACCTACAGACCGAAGTAAATACTCAAGGTATCTACTATCCCTACCAAGACCCTGGTATCTCAAGACGAAGAGATAAGTGCTATATCAAAGTGAAGAACGGTGCGGGACTATCTGTCACACTAGACATTAGTGACCAGTTCTTTAACAGTAACTACGACTGGGTAGCGTGGGTTAATAGTCAGCTTGCTACACTCACCGGCAACTGGGCAGGTTGGGGATTTACATTACATGCACAGACTGAAGTAGCCTTATTTACAGACCAATGGACTTGGAGATTTACGACTGATCCTACAACACCACGTTATCCTAGGATTACACAGCATACCTTTATTGATCCTAAGTTTGAACAGTTTGAGGATCTATTTGGAAACCCAGTGTCTACTGTCTCTGCTAGCACTACATACCAGATGATTCCTGAGGACAGTCCTCCTTTAGATAACTCCACGTTTATTGGCACCCCTGGTGTAGAGCCCCGTGGCTTCATTAGAGATACAGCAAGACTTTACATTGATGCAGCTGTTCCATTTGGTACCGTGTCTTCTGTTGACGTAACATGGGATCCATCAGGTGCTAAAGACACTGAGAACTATACAGTCACAGCATATAACTCAACTGATAACTACATTGAGTTACTGTGGTTCCGTGATTTACACTCTCCTAGAGCCATCCAGAAGTCCTGGGGTGGCCTTGCAGATGCTCCTATTGTCCGAGAGAACGTAACCTACACAGGTTCAACCATTGCTGATGTGATCCAGAACATCTATACCGATGCACCTTCCCTTGCAAATGCAGGTACAGTGCCTTTCATTCACGTAGAAGACGTAGACATAGGTGGTATTGCTACTGCACAGCTTGAAGCGAATCCTCCTGACTATGCAATGAGGCGCATCTTCCAGTCGGGTGAAGATGTAGATCTCAAGGAACTGATAGAATCACATTTCCACTTATATGGTATTTCTCCTGTTATTGATTCTAACGGGAAGTTTTCTGCTAGATTCATACTAAGTTCTATGGATCCTGATGTTGCAATCACAGAAAAGGACATAAGGAACACTCCTTCTATTGAACGCTCGAAGTATGGAAACAAGAACACCATCGTGATTCCAACGGGTTACAGCCCTATTGATGATGAGTTCAAGGGCCGTGAGTTCAAGGTGAATGACCTAAGAGGAGTAGGTACACTTGGTGGAGTGAAGTCCCTTAAGATAGAAGCAAAGTCTTTAGAAGACGCATCTATACTCACTTCTGGTGTGCCCGTGGACCAGATTGTAGAGATCGCAGAGAATACACTAAGGCTATCTGCTGCTCCTTATGCTATACTAACTGCAGAGGTTAGAAATAACCTAATGTCTACAATAGGCATTGGTTCTACAGTGAGCTTAAAACACCATGCACTACCAAGGTTTGGTGCAACTTCAGATCAACGATTCATTGGTGATGTGATTAGTGTGAATAGAGATCTTAGTAGTGCTTATTCAGCAATCTCTATCTATGTGTCCTTAGCTAACCCAGGTGGTTATGCACCCGGATACTCCGTTGTTTCCCATACGCTAGTCTCTGGACTCACCTATGATCTCACAGTTTCAGCCTCTATCCCTCCACCTCCTGCTACTGCTGCTATCACATTAGATACACAGACTGCTGAAAATCGTTTGAATCTTCTAGACAAGGTAAATGTAATTGAATGGGACAAGGCCACAAGTCCTCCTACTGCTTATGAAGGCACGATTAAGACACTCACTGGTAACGTCATAAGAGTTACTTTCTCTCCAAGTGCTCCGACCTGGGCTAACCCCAATGGCTATATACTCAAGTATTCTAACAACCTGTCTGTAACAGCAACAGAGATCTACGCTACAGACACTAACCCACACAACTTCGTTTAATATGGCAAGCTATGAAACAGGACAACTTGGTTACTATGCTCACAATATTGCTGAGCTAGACACTAGTGATCTGTCTGCACTACACACGACAGCTTGGATTAGTAACCTAAATCACTTAGCGGATCAATATGCTCAAGTGAGAGTGAACTATATCGCAGCTAACTCAGGTATTGTACTAAATAACATCAGTAACAATATACCTAGACGCTTCATTACCTTAGGTCCATTCTCTCTGTTGACTACATCTGCAGGTACTCCTAACCCAGTCCGCGTTGGGATTGCAGGAATACGTACCAAGGGTTCAAACCCACTCGTCTATGGCATCAGAGTACACCCCTGGGGCTTCCCAGACTATCTCCTGCCTGATGGTACCTTCCCACAGGTTGCGTTGACCTACGTGTCCCCTCCTCCATCACCTTGGATTGATGCAACTACACCCCATATCATTAATACCTTCACAACACACATGGTGGCTGACGCAGAGACTGCATTGTCTCCTACACAGACACTTCCTCTGTATGCAGCAAGTGTATATGTATGGACAAATTTCGGACTACCCGCAGGTACAGACGCTAAGCTTGAAGGCGTATATGTAGCAGAATTTGGTGGTGGCTGATGTCTAGGAGACTGATCAACACAAGTGGTGTGAGTACTGCTTCTTTAGTTCATCCTAATAAGCACATTCAAATGGCAAACCAGATGAACTACTTGGTGGGGCAAGGGGTTCAACTGATCCCAGCTTCGGGGCATGGAACAGGCTGGACTGCATATAATGCACGAACCTATAGAATCCGGTATTACCTGCAGCCTTCCATTAATGGTCACTCAGGCGGCGCTACACAGAGTCTGTGGAACATTGGTTATACTCCTAATGTTACACCCGGAACAGGTGGAACCCCTGGCTCAGCAGTACTTGCCCTAAATGGAACAATATCTGGATCAACAGGTAGTTATTCTGGAACATCTCGTGTAGATTCTCTATTCTTTACTAGTACTTTTACAGCTACAGACTCTTGGTTAGATCTGACTTTTACACAATCAGCAACCACCACTGTGGCCGTTCAAGACATTACTTGCCAAGAACTTCCTGTTGATAGTATTTTTCTTTCACCAGATGGTGTGTCTCTTTCTCCATTAAGGGCCGGTCTACCGATTACTGCTGATGTTAGAGAGCCTTATTACGAGCCTGGAGCCGCTGGATTCCCCTCAAATGCTCAACTATCCCCTACGTTAGGTGCTCGAACCTTCTTCCAGTGGGGTGTTCCTTATGAAGATAACTCAGTAGTTACTACTACATTTGCTAAGAAGACTACAGCTACATCAGCGACTAGTATATTCTCTGATAACTCACAAGTACCCGTATTAGCGAGGTTTATGTCAACCCCTGGTACGACCACGGCTACGATCACAGTGCGTGCATTTGCTTGGGTTGAGTCCGGTGGATCAGGTAAAGTATACATCAAAAACACAAAAACTGGTTCTTTAGCTACTTTAAGTGTTACAAGTACCACGCCAATGTGGTATACTAGTACACTATCTATTGATAGTGAGGACGTTTCCAATGTTCTCAATGGAGGTACACAGTCCTCCTTAACTAACTATCTTGATTTTTCGTTCCAATCTACCACTAGTGGTAGACACATCTATGTTAGTTCACTGTCTGTAACTGAGACTTGAACATTTTGATGGTCTTATAGACCAAGGAGATCCTACAATGGCCATGCCTACCAGCGCAGATATGATGCTAGCACCTGACAGTAATGGTGTTGCTCCCAGAAAGGCCCAGTTAATCACTGGTGCAGCCTCTACTTCACATGCTACAGCAATGAAGGTGGGACAAATGGCAACTCTTATTGTCTCTAGTGACACTCCTGTTCACCTACAATGGGGCGATACAGCCGGTACAGCCACTACTTCCGATGTAGAGTTTGCGGCCAATCAACGATTTGACTGGATGGTGGAGACAAATACGCAGTTTGTCACCGGTCTACCTGTAACGGGCACGATGAAGGTGTGGGTGTGGCAGTCTAGCGGAGCCGCCTAATGAGCCGTAGACCCGGCATAGGCGCCCAAAGAAGGCGTGGTTTCCGTGGTATCGGTGGTGCCGTTGGGTGGAATCCCACTGCGGATCCTACGCTACAGGCGTATTGGCGCGGTGATCAGGGAGTCACTGTATCTGCCGATGTGACAGGTTGGACGGATTCAACTCCAAATACCAACACGCCACACAATGCCACTCGTGGTACCAATGGTGGAACGCTCATCGAGAATGACACGGACTTCAACGGACACAACTCGGTCTCGTTTGATGGAGTCAACGACTGGTTCACTTCTCCAGACAGCGCCGACTTTGAGCTTGGGACCGGGCTCACGATCTACATCGTTGGAAAGTTGCCGGACCCCGGCGCTAACAACACGCTGATGGCCAAGAGGGCGACTATCGGGACTGATATGTCATGGCGTATCCAAGTTTCCAGCGGGGGTGGTATTCGCTGGCTGACAACGAATGCAGCAAACAGTGGCGTGTACACGGCGATAGGACCGACCCCTCTCAACGACACGGCGCAGGTCATCAAGGTGCGACATGCTGCCGGTGTGGATTCAGCAATCCGTGTGGACTCAGACTCGGAGACTGTCGCAGCTGCACCGGACGAGGTGGCGTCATCGACTGGAACGCTGAACATTTTCTCCCTCAACACCGCTGGCACGCATTACATGCCGGGAAAATGCGCCCGCATCCTCATCTATAAGGAGAACCTGTCCGACGGTGGAGCCCCTGACCTCGCCATAATGTCGGAACTTGATGCCATGTACAAAGGTACCGGAACTCCCACTCAGTTAGACTTCTCAGCACAGGGAAACCTCGTAGCTGACTTTGACGCTGATAAGGGTCCTGAGAGAGATATCACTGCCATTGCTGACCAAACAGGGAATGGTCACGACCTAAGCTACAGCGCTGGAACT